GTTGTATATAATCTTCTCCCTCTACAAGTGTAGGTGTAGTTCCTAACCCTCCTACATTAAAACAAAACTTTACTTTCTTAGTGTTAAACTGAGAATACAAATAAAAATACTTGTTTTGTAAACTGCTGCTAGTATCTGCAGTACATTCTAATGTAGTAGCGATTGTAAATTTTTTACCTATATATCTAACCTCATCACTATCGTTTAACTTTGTTAAAATAGAATTTGGTATTGCTTCTGCAAATTTCTGAGGTTTATGTAATTGTGTCCCTGTTTGTTTAGAATGTAAATTGCTCATTGTTTTTTATTGTTTAGTAAAAAATTATTCCTGCAGATTTGTTTGCAGAATTATCTCCTAATATACTTGAGCCAATAGCATATTTTTTGTAAGTAGGATAGTTATTTACGATTACAGAATCGTTTAAAAAATCTAACATATCTTGTAAGAATAAATTTGCTTTTCTCAATACATCTTGTTTCATTAAATTATATTGAGCCGGTGATACTTCTCTTGAAAAATCATCAATATTAGTTACAATTCCACTAGATGTAGTATTATGCTGAACATCATTCATAACTTCAAATTTAACAAACCAAGCCAATGTTCTATGTAAATAATCATCCATCAATGTTTGATTTGCAGCAGTTAAAGTTCCTGATGAATCGTGCTGAGTAACTAACTCCTCATAGAATTCCCTGCTCAAAGGCTTTTCAATATGAGTAATTTCTGCTAGCTTAACAATATCTGCATTAATAAGATACGGCTCAAAATTACCATTAGTAATACATTGGTCAATAACTTCTTGTGCAGTAATTAATCTTTCTAAATCGTTTATGTTTGTGTATGCCATTATGTAGTTACTGCTACAAATTCAATATCAACTTCCGCTCCGTTTGCTTTTGCAGTTAAAGAAATCATATCTTCCAAAGTTCCGATTCCTGTATCTCCCTCTGCGTTCATTTGATTACTCATAATTACATAACTATCTTCTTTATCTAGCTTGATACTGAAATGTTCTGCTGCCGTTTTAAAAGCTAGTGTAACGAAATTTGTGTCATCTAAATTTGTTACTCTTAAATACTCTAAACTATCGCCTACTATTTGTCCTGCTGCATCAGTTGTTCCAAATGTTAAAATTGTAACTTCTGCTGTTGAAACATTCATTACTCTTTGATATACTTCTCCTGCAACTGCAGATGATTTTGTTATTGTATTTCCGTATGATTTACCATTTAAGGATATTGATTCTGTTATAGTAGAGGTCAATGCTACTTGGGTTACTTTTGTTGCCATTTTATATTTTTTTTATTCGTTATCTAAATCTTTTTCTTCTAACTCTTTTTCTTCTTCAATTAGTTCCTTATCATTTTCAAGTTGTTTATCTGCTGCAGCCGAGTCTAATTTATGTTTCCATAAAGCATCTTGTTCGGTAGGCAATTTATCATACCCCTCTTTTTCTTCATATCCTAGTATCGCTCTTAGTTCGTTTATTTCTAAAACACTTTGAATGCTTATGTCAGAAACAAAAGATACAGGGGGTTGATATTTAACTGCTAGTCCTGTAATATCATATCCGCTATCATTAAGAACTTGCATAATAGGATTGAATAATAATTGAGAAGTTCCGTTTATAACAGTAGCCATAACCATCTCGTATGCAATACGAATTTCACTTCCTGTACTATTCATTTTTCCTGCTGATACTAAACCTGATAAACTTGGCTGCCATCTATGAGCAGTAATGATATTTTGATTAGTTATATTTTGTAAGTTTAAAAAATTACCATCTGAGTTGTCAGTTATATTTGTTACTGTTGCAGGAGTAGTATCTCCGTTTTTTACTAAAAATAATATCTTTCCGTTATTCCCCTCTCCTGTAAATTTATTTCTAGCTTCTTCAACTAATTGCTCTGCTTCTTCATCAGACATATCTCCGTTTATCTCAACAATGCAGCTAGGTTGAAAATGATTTTTAAACTTAGTGTTATTCCATCTGCCAATTTCATAATTAACGGATATATCTTCTAACGCTGCAATATAATCAGGCAATCCGTAATATTCAAATTCGGCTTCATAATCTTTAATATGAATTACGCTTCTTTGATTCTTGCCGTCTTTTACAAAATTAGGATAGAAAGGAATTAAAACTGCTTCATCTTCTCGTTGAATATACTCAGACCAATCAGGGTGTAGTATAATATTTTCCTCATCAATAGATATTCTTATCTTTGTAGAATCAAGATGATATATATTTACTCCTCCCTCAAAAGAAACTATTTCATAATAAGCATTTCCAAAAGTATAATAATCATCTATTACTCTTTTCCATACGCTTTGAAAACTATCTCCATCAGCATTAACAGAGTTTAGATACGCTAATGTATCTTCATTGTCGCAAATAAACCCTGTTCCTGTTGTATAGACTACTTTCTGACTTAGTATTGCTCTATGTGTTGCTGATTTTCTTTTTAACTCTGCTAAATGACTAGGAAAGTCGTTTTGATTTTTTTCTCCAAAAGGAATATAATCGTATTGAAGTTTACTTAAATCTTTTTCTTCATATACTTCCCTTTGAGTAGCAACATTAACAATATCAAATGCAAATGCCTTATTTACAAAGTTACTTTTATTTTTCTTTTTTGCCACTAGACTCATCTTTAACGATTGCAGGGTGATTTTCTAAGTAAAACGCTCTCATAGTTTGCTGCGTTAAATCACTAACTTTGATTTTCATATCTCTTAATCTTAAAATTGAATGTTGTTTAACTCCTGCTGCTAATTTGTATTTTGTTTTTGCCATTGTATTAATATTATTTGTTAATTCTGTTAATCTTTTTCGCTTTAATGTTTTTTCTTCTTTATTACAGTTACAACCCATTTCGCAATATTACTAAAATTAAATTAAAAAAGGGTTAGGCTGAGCATTGAACTTTACCTAACCCTTTCTCAAAGTAAAAATATTATACCTCCTATGTTAGAGTAAACTGATTATTTGCAGCAGTTTCTACCGCAATTGTACCTGTATAATCTCTAGGATATTCTGCCATAAAACCTTTTAACTTAACCATAGTTTCGTTAGGGTCTTGTAGTCCTGTTCCTGTGCTTTGCTCTCCACTTGAAAATTCTAAGAAAGCTGACGGAGAAAATACCTCATCATAACCTACAACAAATTTGTAAGTTACAGGAGTAGCTGCTCCATTATCTGCAAATGTTTCAACGATTGCAAACAATCCACAAGTTTCTTTTAACTCCTCTAGTCTAGCATTTACAGTTGGTGTAATCTTTGGTATGCTGAAACCTAATTCGCATTCCACGATAGTAGACCCATTCTCTCTACTTGCATTCGCAGTATAGTAAGCAGTTTCTCTATCAAATTCAAACTTCCAAACATTCTTATTATCCGGAGCAGTTCCTGTTGTCCCTGCAAAACCATCAATAGATGTATAAGTATGTGGTGTTCCTGTTGTTGTTGTTATTACATTTGCAACTTCTCCAAGCCAAATGTTTTTGATACCACCTCTACGATTTCTGTCCTCGCATAAGATAATATGTCCTTTTGTTAATACTCCCATTTCTTTTTATTTTTTTAAGGTTATTACTATGCGTTAGAATCAGCAGTTACAGTTAATTCCGTGTTCTTGAAATTAGTTCCGATAACATACTCAAATCTAAATCTATTTACTTTTAAATCTTTGTTATACCACATATCCGCACCACTTACTGAATCGTAATCAGTAGCAATAACAATGTTATTTTTTTGCGTTAATACTGCAATATGTCCGTCAAACTTGTTAGCTGCTGTATGTAAAGATGGAGCAGTTAAAGGAGTAGCTACATTAGAATCTGCTGCAATAACTGAATCCCAAAGTCCCATTTCCATAATTGGAATACCTTGGTAAGATAAATTAGTTGTTCCATCTAACATTGAGATGTAAGCTAATTCTTGCCCTCCTGCTGCCAATGTAGCACGGTAGTTATCACACATTGAACGAGTTGCAAAAAATACTAGTCCTGCTCTATCTTCAATTCCCTCTGATGGCATTGCATCAATCATTGATTGGAATTCTGCTTTAGCCACATTTGCACCAAGTGCACCTGACGCTATCTCTAATTTCTGAGCTGCAGGTAAACCACTTAATTTTTGGAATATTCCATCATAAGCATTGTAATCTACATAAGCCGCTGCTGCATTACTATCATCTCCAAACCATAATTGTCTTTCTAAATCTCTTTTGATTCCTCTTAACATTATGTCAGAAACAATCCCTTGTAATTTAGTTCCTGAGATATCATCTTTATTGTTTCCTGTTCTTAATAACTCTGCCTTTACTGAGTTAAAAAGTGCGCCACCTGCCTGCTCAACTTCTGCTTCCATTCTTGCTACTGAGATACTTCTTTGGTCGTAAGTAACCCCTGTTGCACCTGTGAATCCTGTTGCTTCTGCTTTAGTAATCTTTTGTAGAGTACCAAATCTGTCTAATTTTTGACTAGACTTTACCCCTGTCATAATTTCAAAGTAGTCCATTGCAGAATTTCCAACGAATAAAGGTTGCATGAAATACTTTTGAACATCTTCTTTTGAATACGATAGCGAGTGTGTAATTAAATTTGCCATTTTGTTTTTTTGTTATTTATTAATTAATTATTATTTGTATAAATTTGCCATTTCTCCCCAACCTCCATCATTAGTTTTACCTTTTTTGAGTATACTTGGGTCTTTAGCATTTGAAACTTTACTGCCTTTTGCAGAATTTTTATTGATTTCTTTATCTTTAGTAGATAGTTTAGCTTTTAACATTACAACCTCATCTTCTAATGAAGCTACTATACCTAATGTATCTTCTAGCTCATCATTGATATCTGCTGCTAACATAATTTGTTCAGTTAAATCTACAATAGTATTTTTTACTGCATCATTATCAAGAATACGAACTCCTTTGATTGTTGATTTCTCTACTCCTGTAATTTTATCTTTTAAGCTCATTAACATATCGCCTATTTCGTTAAATAAAGAGTTATTCGGCTTGTTAGAGTAAGTATTTTTAGCCCACTTAGGAACATTATTAAATACTGTAATATCGTTTACCGCTGATATTTTAATTGCTTCTCCTACATTATTTACAAAACCTAATTCTTGTGCCTCAACTGCAGTTAGCCAAGTTTCTGAGTCCATCATCTGCTCAATTTGTTCTGTATCTATTCCTGTTTTAGCTGAGTAAATACCTACCATTTGGTCTTTGATTTTATCTAACAATTCTGCTTTTTTAGTTAAGTCTTTGGACTCTCCTTGGATACCAACATTAGGGTTGTGTATCATTATTAAAGAATTATCACTTGCTGAAATATTATCTCCTGCTAACATAATAACAGAAGCCATACTTGCTGCAAGACCTTCAATTTCAACGGTTACTGTTCCTTGGTGCTTCTTTAATGAATTGTAAATTGCAATTCCCTCAAATACATCTCCTCCTGCTGAGTTTATTCTTAAATTAATAGGAGCGTTTGCTTCTACTTTAGCAATTTCATTAACAATTTGTTTTGCAGTTACTCCTCCTGCTCCAATTACATCATAAACAAATATATCTGTTGAACTAGCTTCTTCTATTTCTTCCGTTTCTTCTTCTTCTTCTTCTTCTTGTGATTCGTCCCAAGCTATTGAGCAAACATCTTCCTCATTTCCATCTTCCATACAACGAGTCATAAAATCTTCCTTTTCCTCATCTTCTTCCGGTGTAGTAACCGCTGCTTCTACTTCTACATCTGCTTCTTCCTCTGCAGTTTCTTCTGTTGGGTTTGCTTCATTAAATGATAGAGTACAATATTCTTCTCTTTCTCCCTCATCTTCATATACTTCCGTAGTATAAGCATCAGACATACATCTGCTCATAAAATCTACTTTACTTTCTTCTTCGTTTGGTGTTATAGGCATAATTT